CAAACCGTGCATTAGATACAGCTGGTGGCGGTATAGAAGGAAAATATCATGATTTTCGTGTATATATGAGTGACTTGCATCGAACAACAGGTTCCAAAAATGCAAGTTTTCATAATGTAAATGACCTTCCTGATGCGGTATTTTCAGAGGAGTGGAATTATTCACAGTTTGTAACAGCAGATGTGAATGATGGATCATCTCCAGCAGATGAGTTCTATGCTCATATGATTGGCCCAGAAACAGGTTCTGGTTCAGGAGCTTCAAGTAACGTTACTAGCGTAGGTATTATTGAGAGTTACGCTACAACGAGAGGAACTGTTAATGCAGTGACACCTAACACGGGTAACATAGATCTAAGTGACCCGTTGTTGAATCTTCTGGATTATTCACCAGAAGAGGTGCAAAATGACGTTATTACTAACCTTAAGGGAAGTTATGACGAACCACCATATGACATCGATGTCTATCCGGGACAACGTGCAGGTCATATGCAACATGTGGCACGTCTGGTTACTTCTGCCGGAGTAGCAAGAGTGCAATATGGCGCTGGTTTCTGTGCGCCATTAGGTTTGATTTGTGTAGATCCAATTGATGGAATGGATCCACAAAATGATTACAGAATTGTAATTAATTTAGCACCAGGTACTTACCATGGTGTGTATGCGGAGAGGATGGCATGAGTGAGTCCCAAGTCACCCCTGCCTCCGAGATAACAGCTTCACAGTTGTTATGGACTGCTCGCCTTCTCTCCCACTTGAGAAAGCCAGAGAATCTCTTGGTATATCTCTGTGTAAGCGCATGGATGAAGTTCATGGGAATTAGCGAATTTATACCAACGATTACGGTGGGATGAATTAATGGGCATGAAGCCTGTAATTAAACCAAAGAGGTTGAAACGCAAGCCGACAACTGAAGTTCCTACTTTTCAGGAATGGAAGGGTCGTTGGGAGATTACACATACGAATCCTATTCCTATGGGTAATCCATATAGTCAACAGCCATTGATGTATTACGCAAAGAGAGAATTGTATAGTAAAAAATTATCTCGAAAAGAAAAATATGAGGCTATGACTCCTGACATAACTACTGTTGTACCGAATTTGCCCGATCTTACGGGTCGAATTGTATTAGGTCGTGGGGCGAAACTTGTGGGCCGGCTCCACCCCGTCGTAAGTGCAGTTATGCTTGTAGACGATCTTAAAACCTTATACACTATGTTGAAACGTTAACACTCATGGGATTTTGCCTTGAGTGTGGGGAAGTAACAGCACAAAACTTGTGTTTTGAATGTTTTAGTCGGTTTGATATCTTGGAAGCTGACGCTGAATTCGAGGAATACAAAGCCTATTTGTTGAAAGCGAATGGTGAGGAAAAAAACTACGTAGTTTCCGGTGAAGAAGAATGAGATCCTCTCAGGCTTGGTTTGCAAAGATTAAATCTTTGGTAAGAGAAGGTAAATTGAAGATTAGCTATAATTGGAATCTTCTAATTCATTACAATCCACGTGATGAAGGATTTACAGAAAGGGTCGTTTGTTATTGTACCGGCCCTGTAACATGTTCATGTTATCATATCGCTCTGGCATATGTCAATAAATGGTATAATGAAAATATCTTCGATATGCAATTAGACACTGTGGATCCACAGAAAAAAATCTGGACGTTTTCGGCTCGGTATTAAGCACCACGAATCTTCTTATTTCGTACACAATTGCACGGTATAACTATTAGTTACCGTTTGCAAATTGGAGGCGGAGGAGATGAGCCGGGAGTGCATGCTTCGTGTGCCGAGCGGTGATTCCGGAGGGGTGGCTACGGGGGAGAAAATATCACTTTCAGAAATTTGCGGAGGTAATAGAAAAGATGATAGACCCTATCATGATAGGTTTACCCTATGGGTAGAGAGAACTTACCAGCCAAGAAGTACAAGAAAGGTACGCCGGCTCAAATTAGATTGTCATTTGAGTTTACTGGTGGAACAACGCAATTTATCGATCTCGCAAGGGCGTTGAGCCAAATCAACCGAAAAGCGTATTCGCAAGGTGTGTATTATTATGTAAACTCTGTCGAGTATTACGATAATGCTGATAACGTAGTAAATTTACACGTTATACCAGATACGTGGGTCACAAGAGCCGCGTACAGAAGAGCAAGAGGTTTGTATGAAGAATTATCAAACCGTGCATTAGATACAGCTGGTGGCGGTATAGAAGGAAAATATCATGATTTTCGTGTATATATGAGTGACTTGCATCGAACAACAGGTTCCAAAAATGCAAGTTTTCATAATGTAAATGACCT